CACCTATCCAGTCTAAGAGCTTAAGAGTGAGTCGAGCAAGTTCGCCAAGCTCTGTGCGGTAGCCTTCTCTAGCCCGCTCAATTTGGCGTTCGTCTTTTTTGCAATTGCGTCTACCAATTGCGTTTTAGTCCTACCCTTCGCACGCTTTGCAGCGGGAGCTTTGGCGATATATTCTATGCCTTCGGCTTTCGCTTTCGCGATAACTGATTGAACTGAAATTTTGCTTTTAGTTTGATCGCTAAAAGTAGCGGAAAAACCTTTTGCAATTTCAAGGTTGAGTGGAGCGGCTTTGACCATAGAGTCAAGCATTTCTTTTGTGTAAGCTGTCATAGTATTCTCCAATAAGAATGATTATCATTTAGGTTTAAGTGAGAGGCTCTCGCCTAGTCAGTAAGTACATTCTAGCAAATTGAGCCGATAATTACAATGAAATAAATCGATAGTAAATATAATTTTCGCATAAAAAAACGATCGTTCTGAGAAGGTTGCAGAAACTGCAAGGGGGCGGTAATGAGACTCATTCGCATTTGGAACGCTCGCGCTCCCCCACACGTAAAACTTTTTAAAATTTCAAAAACACTTTTTTCAATCGAAGTAGCGGGGACACAACAAGGCATAACGAATTACCCGAAAGAAGATAAAATTGCTCAAGATTCCCTGCCCACACACTAAATCGCCCGAAACTTTTTTTCAATTGGTACGAATGGATACCCTCAAAAATTTTTTTATAAAGCACACGAAAAAAACTTCTTGACTTTGAATCTGTTCACAAGTATACTACTTCTACAGTGAAATTCTTCACAAGCGGTATGAAGAGACATCCTCATGTTAGCCGAGCTAGCCGCTGCCAATGCTGCATTTGCTGTTATCAAGCAATGTATTGCAAATGGCAAGACAATTCACGATGCTGGAAGCGCAGCATCTTCATACTTTGACAATAAAAACAAAATACAAAGAAAACTAAACTCAAAAGGAAACCGTTCTGATATTGAGGAATTTTTTGCGCTCGAGAAAATCAAAGAACAAGAGAAAGAACTGCAGCAGTTAATGATATATGCTGGCCGCCCCGGACTTTGGGATGATTGGCTATCGTTTCAAGCAAAAGCTGCACAAGAACGACGAGCGGAAGCACTTCGTATACAGAGAGCAGAAAGACTACGAAGAGAAGAAATAGCGAAACTTGCAAAGCTATACTTACTTGGTGGATTTATCTTTGCTTGTGTAATGGCAGGCTTGTTTGCTGCAATGATACTATGATGCACTTATTCTTACTCTTTGTTCTAGTGAACGGAGAGCTGCAATCGGCGGATATGTATTTTCGTTCGATTGATACTTGCAATTACTTTGCTAATGCAATGACTCGCCGCAAAGTGGCAGAAAGACCGTATGTAGTAGCATATTGCGTGCCTCGTCTAGTGGATGGCTCGAAGATTATACCCCAGATATATTAAACATAGGCATAAAAAATTCTTGACTTTATTCATGTCTTGAAGTATAATTCTTTCTATGACTAAAGAAATAACGACAATATCTCCGGAAGGAATAGAAGTGGCGAATACCTACTTACAGTATGGGAATATTCGTGAAGTATGCAACTACCTCTGCGTGTCAGAAGACAAAGTGGTAGCTATTCTTAATAAGAGAGAAGTAAAGCAGTACATTGACACCGTGTATCTTGACATGGGCTACCGTAATCGAAACAATCTTGCTTCGGTGATGGATGATATGATAGCTTCAAAGTTAGAGGAGGCTACGGAAACTGGAATCTATTCCAAAAAAGACTTAGCTGACCTACTACAGATGGCTCATAAAATGCGTATGGATGAAATTAAAGCACAGGCGGAACTTGAGAAAGCTACGACTGTTCGAAATCAAACTAACGTACAAATAAATGAGGGCATTCCATTCGGTCAAGGAAACTACGGAAAGTTAATGGAGAAACTGCTCAATGGCAATTGATAAAATTTCTAGCGAAATAGATCGGCTAGAAAAAGAACTAGAAAAACACGAGGTGCAGTGCGAGGAGCGGTGGAAGACTAACTTTCAACGTCTCGGCGACATCGAGAAGGCTGTAGAGCGAATTGAGTCACGAGTTCTCACTATTGGTGGTGCTGTGATCATATTCCTTGCAGGCCTTGTCGTCACTGTTATGCAGTAATGACTGTTTTGATGTGTATGGCCTTGAATATTTACTTCGAGGCTCGCAATCAAGACTGGGATGGGCAGTTAGCAGTCGCCCATGTAGTACAGAACAGAGTGCTTGATTCTCGATTTCCAAACACTCACTGTTCTGTAATACAAGATGGCGGAGAGCGAAGACACCAGTGCCAATTTTCTTGGTACTGTGACGGCAAGAGCGATGACCCCCGAGACGTACGAGCCTGGAGAAATGCAATGCAAGTTGCTAGCTCCTACTGGAAGTACGAAGACCCTACAAATGGAGCTTTGTTCTACCACGCTGACTATGTTCAGCCTCGTTGGGCAGGGACAAACTATAACGTGATAGGCACACATAAGTTTTATCACGATTTATACGATTAGGATAAAGATATGGCAAGTGAAGCTGGAAAAGGTTCGAAACCCCGCAAAGGGCGTGACGATAAAGCTTACGCAACAGGTTGGGACGCAATATTCGGTTCCAAGAAGGAGAAGGAAGAATGCGAACAGTTAGACGAAAAAGAAACCTCTGGATCGTTGAAGAATTCCACACAGTCGTAGAAATCTTTAACAACGAAGCCGATGCAAACGCTTGTGCAGGCATTAAGGATGAAAAGCCTAAAGTTACTGGCGCTATCGTAGAAGAGTCTATACTTGAAGCTGATGCAAACGACGATGGTATTATTACTAAAGAAGAAGTATCAAACTGGTTCAAAGATGAAGATTAAACTTGTAGATAGCGACGGTACTTCCATCACTGTAAAAGACGGGCATACTGATGTTGCTTCTGTAAAGAACAGCATCGTTACTATTATGCAGCACTGCGAAATGATTATGGCAGGTCTTGAAAAAGTAGACTCTGAAGCCGCTCTTCCTACTTGGTGGACAAATTCAATCGCAGTATCAAAGCATGAAGTTGTATCGGCCGCAAACTTTTTAGCTGCGGATACGGCTCTTAATTCTGAAGATGATGACAAAGCTCCTAGCGATATGACTATACACGAGGAGCTATCTCACGATATTAATATATATGGAGATATGTAATGGCGAAGAAGAGAGGTCTATACGCAAATATAAATGCTCGAAAGAAGAAAGGCAATAGCCGCAGCAAAAAGAAGTCCACTATCAGCCCAAAAGCTTATGCTAAGATGAAGGCAGGCTTCGTTAAAACGAAGAAGAGACAAAAACGTGGCGGTAAAAAGAAAGGTTAAGAAAAAAGACAGTCGTCTTAAAAGAGCCGGAGTATCAGGCTATAATAAGCCTAAGCGTACTCCTGGGCATAAGACAAAGTCTCATATCGTAGTTGCCAAAACAGGCACTAAAGTTAAGACTATTCGTTTTGGCCAGAAAGGCGCAAAGACTGCTGGAGCTCCTAAGAAGGGAGAATCTGCAGCAATGAAAGCAAAACGTAAATCTTTTAAAGCTCGTCATGCAAAGAATATTGCAAAAGGTAAAATGAGCGCAGCTTATTGGGCCGATAAGGTGAAATGGTAATGATAGGAACCTATGGATTAGACATTGCTCGGGGGGCTGAAAGAAATTATGTCTTTGAGCACAAGTTTGGGGCAAATCCTAATCTAACTTCAGGAACTTCTACCGTATGGACCCAAGGTGGATTATATCCTTGGGCAGCTTTAGATGATCCTCAAATACTGTATATTATTAGTACTTCTACCTCCGATACGGGGTCATTAACTGTATATGGTCTTGACAACAACTATGTTCTTCAAACAGAAACAGTCGCAATGACAGGTACAGTAGCAGTTTCTACGCAGAATACTTTCAAGCGTATTTATCGCATGATCTATGCAGATGGAGCTGCAAATGTAGGTACAATTACAGCTCGTACCATATCCGGCACGGGAACTGTAGTAGGGCATATGCAGGCTGGAACTTCGCAAACTTTAATGTGCGTTTATACAGTTCCAGCAAATACTCTTGCGTACGGTTGTCAGTTTACTGCAGGAATAGGCAAGGGCGGGGACGCTGAGTTTAAGTTATTTACAAGAGACTTTGGAGGTGCCTTTAGAATTCGAGCGCAAGTAGAATTATATGAGCAAACCTTTACGCAGACATACTCAGCTCCTTTTCAGCTTCCTCCAAAGATGGATATCGATTTCCGAGCAACAACTTCAGGGAACAATTTTAAAGCCACTGGCTCATTCGATCTAATACTAGATCCAAAGTAATAAAATATGGAAGATACCACAAGAAATGAAGTACAAGTAGACCTAGACAAATATCAAGCCCTTCTAGAGCGCATTGATGAGTTAGAGGATGCAGCAGCGGCTGTGCCTGCAGCTCCTGCCCCAGAAGCTCGCTTTCAGAAGACTAAAGATTTAGCAAGTGCTGTAGACTCTTGGAGAATTTTCCCACGAGTATTTATTACTACTTATATCTACTTGCTTTATTCAAGTGCAACATGGTTTATGGAGTTAGATGCTCCAACTATGGAACAGTCAGGACTAATATCAGTAATCATCGGAGCTGGAGCAGCTTGGTTTGGCTTATATGCCAATAGCGGAAAAAAGGAATAAATAATGACAACTTTTAATTGGACGATCGCAACCCTCGAATATAACTTACAGCCCTCAGAAGGCGCTGTAGTAGTAGCCCATTGGCGCTGTAATGCTGAGCACGTAGAAGGTGAAAATACTTTTACTGCGTCTTCTTACGGCACTTGCGGCTTCAACCCAGACCCATCAGCAGAAGGTTATGTACCCTACGCTGATCTTACTCAAGGAACTGTTCTTGGGTGGGTGTACGACTCAGTAGATAAAGATGCTACTGAAACAAGTCTGCAATCAAACATTGATTTGCAGTTAAATCCTACAAGCGCCAATGGCGTACCTTGGTAAAACCGGAGAAAATCTAAATGAGCAAAGACAACAAACCTCAAATGATTACAATTAATGATATTGAATACGATACAGCTACATTCACGGAAGAGCAAATTGCTATGACCAATCACTGTCTTGATTTAGACAGAAAGATTGCAAATATGACGTTTCAGCTTCAGCAACTACAAGTAGGAAAAGATTCCTTTTTGAAGATGCTTACAGAATCTTTAGAGACTCCTGAAGCTTCTGAATAACTTACCTATATAAGAGATACTAAATGCCAGTACAAGTTAGTAGAATAGATGTACCGTCTACAGAAATTCAAGATCTACATTCAGATACAAGGTTTATTAAGCTACCAGTAGCTCCTTATTTGGAGCTGCTGGGCATTGACCCACTGCCTTCGCAAGTAGCTTTGATAAATGCTATTAATAATCCTAAGTATCGCTTTGTATCGGCAGCCCTGTCTAGACGCCAGGGTAAAACTTATATCGCAAATATTATAGGTCAGTTAGTATCACTCGTTCCGGGGTCGAACATATTGATTATGTCGCCTAATTACTCTCTCTCGCAAATCTCTTTTGATTTGCAGAGAACCTTAATTAAGCACTTCGATCTTGAAGTTACAAAAGACAACGCGAAAGATAAAGTTATCGAAATCTCGAATGGTTCTACTGTACGAATGGGTTCAGTAAACCAAGTAGATTCTTCAGTAGGTCGCTCATATGATTTAATTATCTTTGATGAAGCAGCACTTACTGATGGAGAAGAGGCATTTAACGTGTCTCTTCGTCCTACACTTGATAAAGATAATTCAAAAGCAATCTTTATTTCGACCCCACGAGGCAAGACTAACTGGTTTGCAAAATTCTTTGATAGAGGATTCTCCGACGAGTTTCCAGAATGGTGTAGCATAAAAGCTACTTACAAAGATAATCCTCGCATGAGCCAGCACGACGTAGACGAAGCACGAAAGTCTATGAGTGATGCAGAATTTAAACAGGAGTACGAAGCTGACTTTAACACTTACGAAGGTCAGATTTGGAACTTTAACGCAGAAGAGTGTGTAGCAGATCTTTCAGAGCTCAACACCGAGGGTATGGATATTATAGGAGGCTTGGATGTAGGTTTCCGAGATCCCACTGCTTTCTGTGTAATTGCATATGATTGGGACTCTGGTAAATATTATGTACTTGACGAATACTATGATTCGGAAAAGACTACTGAGAAACACGCAGAAGAAATCAGAGACCAAATTCATAAACACAATATAGACTACATATACATAGATTCCGCAGCACAGCAAACTCGATTCGATTTTGCACAGAATTATGATATTAGCACTATAAATGCAAAGAAGTCAATTATTGATGGCATAGGTCACGTAGCAGCAATAGTAGACAACGATAACCTTATTGTAGATCAAAGATGTATAGAGACCCTGGGTTGTTTAGACATGTACCAGTGGGATCCGAACCCTAATCTACTAAAAGAGAAGCCAAAGCACAATAAAGCATCTCACATGGCGGATGCACTTCGATATGCTATATATTCATTTGAGACTTCACAGACTAGCTTCTAACAGGACATCGTTAAAAATAGTGTTTGACAAGAAACCTCAAGTTAGTTATAATTTCGATAATCAAAATGGAAAAGAAAGACATGGCACAGCTAAAAAGAGACAGAGTTAAGTATATAAGGGATAAAGCAAAGTCCCAATATCAAAAAGCTGGTGCATGTCAGATTTGTCATAGTACAGAGAAGCTAGACTTCCATCATTATTATAGTTTAAGTCCTCTATTGTCAGAGTGGCTGAAAGGGAAGCAGGCAATTCGCCCCGAACACTATACCGATGAATATATTGTTATATGGAGAGATGAGTTTATAGAGGAAAAATGGGCAGAGTTATATGATTATACAGTAACCTTATGCCATGACCATCATCTACAACTTCATTCAATTTACGGTAAAGATCCTTCCCTAGCTACTGCAAAAAAGCAGGAAAACTGGGTAGAAATACAGAGAACTAAACATGGCGTGGTATGATAAAATACTTGGTAGAGAAGAAGAAAAGCTGAATCCTGCCCAGCGTTACTACGACCATAAAGTCGAACCTAGTAGAGAACCGATTTATAACTATGAGCGTGCATACGAAGAACTAGAAATAGTCAATCGTGGCGTTAATATGATAGTAGACGACTCAGCAGAGATCGGCACTATTGTAGGTATGGCGACAAAAGGTACAGCAGTAGTAAAAGGTATTAAGCGTAGTAGAGTTGACCTCCTCCTTAATACTGAGCCTAACCCTTTTCAAGACATAAACACATTTCGTAGAAACTGCATTATTGACTTACTCTTAGACGGAAATATATTTATATATTTTGATGGAGTACATTTGTACCACCTGCCCGCATCTAAGATGATTATTCATGCAAGTGATACTACTTATATTGAAAAGTTTACTTTTAACGAAAAGATAACCTACTCTCCTAGTGAGATTATTCATGTTAAAGAGAACTCCTTCTACTCAATCTATCGAGGAGTTCCTCGTCTGAGTCCTGCACTTCGTACTATGCAACTTATGACTAGCATGAGAAAGTTTCAGGACAACTTCTTCAAGAACGGCGCTGTTCCAGGGCTGGTATTGAAAAGTCCTAATACTCTTTCTGAAAAAATTAAAGAACGTATGCTTATGTCTTGGCAGGCTCGATATAAGCCAGACGCAGGCGGTCGACGGCC